GAAACCGACTGTCAGTCCTACCAAGACTATACCAGCATCGGTCAGTCCGTCAACGATTTGGACTTGAGCTATAGCCAGAGCAGCGAAAGTGGCAACAATTAAAGCTCCTGCGAGTCGTCTTACAGAGTAAGCTTCCCCATCAGATGCTAAATAGCCTCTTAGCGTGTTCAGACCTGCTCCTACTGCTGATGCAATAGCGACAAGTATTAATGCTTCTACCATATTCCTATAAAAGAATGGTTGTATATAAGGATTCTATAGTATAGACTGTAGTTGTATGAAGGCTACTATTGATCCCACTATGCCTAAAACTATCATTACGAATGATTTAACCATTTGTCTTTTATCCATAACATGAGCCCTATGTTCGTCAAATTTGACTTCTAATCTAATAGTTCTGATTGTATTGTCATCGACTTTTTCTTCAATTTTTTTAAGTTCTTCTTTAACGTACTGCTCAAATTCTGTCATTACTCCCCACTCTCAATGGGCTTTAACATCTTTTCACCTATCATAGCCCATACTAATTGTGGATTAGCCATGACCATCTGTGGGAAAAATGGATCAGTTCCACTTCCCTCAAAAGTTCCACACGCCCAACATACCCAGACATTGTGCATACCATCTGAATAACCATATGTTTTCTTTCTGCAATTTCTGCACTTCCTCATACACACAATATCGAAGCCTTTATATTTAAGTATATCCGTTTATATGTATGGCTAGCTCAATATATATTTACACAAGAAGAAAAGATTATGATAATTTGTACAGGGGTAAGAGTGAGGCTTTCACTTATCAAACACCAATATTAGATTTCTTTATTAGACCTACGGAGGGATATGATGCAGGTGATTCAATACAAACCAACAAGCTGTGGGTTATAACACATACCGATAAACTAAAACAAAGACCTTCTTTGGGAAGAACTATATGTATTTTTACAAACGGAACTTGTTTTGACCATCTAGCTGGAAATGAATTACAGGTAGAGAAAGAAAAGGTGGTCTATAATCCAAAGAATAACCAATTAGAGTTTTTTCCTAGAAAACTTAGAAAACCTTTACTATCACTTAGAGTTGACAAAGTAGTTGGTGGTAAGCCCAGTAAAAAAATAAAGTTAAACTACAAAGTAAAGTATTACGACATGACACATGACAGGTTAAATCTGTTTGTCTAGTTTTATATTCAGAGCAGCAGGATTTACTGAGATAGTGAACCTGTTAAAAGAAACAAATGTAAAACTAGGTAACATAGAAAAGTTAATGGAGTTCTTACTCTCACCACCTGATTTAAAAAAATATAAAAAAGGTTTGAGGTTTGATGATTTACCTCGAAAATCTTTTAGTGACCAAGCTTAGATAATCTATCTATCTTTGGCTTTAGCTTCATAACTAACTTTGCTATAGGATATGCAACTATTAAATCTACCACTACGCTTTGCCATAGAAAATCAGCAAACTGCCGTTCATCCAATCCTATTACAAGTAGCATCCAAGGTATTGTTACCGCCAGATAGCCTATTGCAAATATGGGTGTTATAATGAGATATTCTACAATGCCAGATACAACATCATGTATGCTACAATCACATCTAGGTATAACTGTCTTTTTTTTCTTCCAGTCCATGATGGACAGAAGTTTCCAATATATTTAAGTTATCGTCTTATAGATTTGGTGGGATCGTTCATTTGCCATCCCCAATCCTTTCCATGCTTCTTTCTCATGCTTTTCCAAAAGGGATCTTGATCACCATGACCATCAGCCTTTATTCTCATTACAATTCTCTTATAACAAGTCCTACAGAATCGTGCATTAATATTTTCTATATGAAACCTATAAACACCACACACCATGCACATACCATAATACTTTTCACCTATAGGTACTAGAAGTGCCTCTCTGCCTCTCTTACCACCACAATCACCACATATATCTATTACAGTAGCACTCACAACATCTTTATGAAAACATAGGAAACATATGCCCTCTTTATAATTGTCAACGGCAGTTTGTTCGTGTGATTGGTGCATTTCCCACAGCTTCTTACCAATGTAAGAACCTACGTTAACAGGCAGTTTAGTACCCATTACTTCTCTGCTGCAAGTATTCGTTTCAAACAATTCTGCAAAAACAAATATACATTGTTCGCTGCATAATCATTAGTAGATACTTTTCTACTTGCTTTCTTAATATCTTCTATAGTGTCATCTATCGTCTTAAAATCTGCTGAATATACATTTCCTGCTTTCTTTACCTTTACTTCCTCTACTTGTTCGTCTATCTTGTCTATCCATGCAATACCATGTTTTTGTACCACTATCTCTGATTTTGGCTTTACCTGTACTGTTGCTTTTGTTTGTTCGCCCTTACTCTTTTTCACTGTCATCTTCCCACCTCCTTGTTTGACCTAATTCTTCTTTAACTATCTGTCTAGCCTGTCTTACTGTCATTATCGCATTTTTCCTTAGCATATCAACCGTTTTGGTTTTCTTCCAGCCAAAGTCAACTGCATCTTGTAATGTACTCTTAACTATCTCATAATTGTCAGGTGTTATTCCATCAAAGTGTTTTTGGCTTTGAGAAGTTCCTGTACCACTTGAAGGACTTCCCTGTCCCATGCCACCTATGTTTGAAGGTATTTTCTTTTCTGGCTGTCCTTGAAACTGTTGCCTTTCTTCAACTGGTGATGCTTCACCCCTACCTCTACCTGTTTTGCCCTCACCGAGCAAACTTTCTGTTTCAGGTATCATAAGTGGATCTTTCGACACCTTAAACTCACCTGTATGTGTTCTTGTAACAGCAAATCCTAATTGTTGTAGTGCCAACATATTCTCTATCTCTACACCCTGTATCTGCAAGTCCCTTAACTTGTCGGTTTCTTCACCTGTCTTTAATCTTAATTCCCAATCCTCTACACCATTTATCTTTGCCAATTTTAACAAGAATGAGTTCTTTAGTATGTCTTGTCCCCATTTGATTGCCCTGTTTGTAATTGTAACTTGAAGTCCTTCCTGTGACCAACCTGTAGGAAGTTCACCAAAGTATAGTGGAAGAACGCCATACATAGCACCAATAATCATTCTTAGTTCTTTTCTTATCTCTACAAACTCTAATTCCTTTAATGATCCTGTAAAGTCAAGCCATTGAGCCATATTCTTGCCACCCGGTTTGTCTGATTCTACTAACAGTGGATGTATCATGTATGGATCTTCTATAGCCTTTTGTTCAAGTGCATCCCAAGACTTTCTGAATGTTTCGTAATTACGAGATGCAATTACTAACATACCTCTTGGAGGTCGCATTTTATCGAAATACTTTCTAATATACTCATCCATATGTGATAAAGCCATAACCTTTGACCATATTGCATAGATTGGAGAGTAACCATAAATCAAGCCCGGTCTGTACTTACCTGCCTTCCAAATAACTTCCCCCTCACCATAAATAACCCTCTTAGGTTGTGGTATTCCTATGGAATAAACTGAATTGACTTCAAAGATTGCTTTAAGTGCTTTTGCACCACATAGCTCACAGCGATCACTTACAAGTCTTTTTGCCCTATGCTCAAATCTAGGACATACAAAAACTGGATTGTGCTTGTCATCATATCCAACCCTTCCATCAGAATCGGCTATCATGGCTACTTGTGGTGGATCAACTCTTATCAGTTCCTTAATTACTGTTTTCTCTTCTTCTATTTCACCTGTAGTATCGTTTATGGAATAATTTTTCAGCAATAACAGATATGCGTTATCTGCTATCTCTAAGTCACGTTCTAACATTCTCATAATATCCTCTATTGTTTGTTGGTTAGCATTAACTGGATTATACAATATATCTTCAAGTTTCTTTCTGTTTGTTGGTTCAGGTCTTAATAGATCTGTACTTAGACAGGTATCACATTGTAGTGCTTCATCATTAGCCTGCCTGTTCTCTTTTGGCTTTTTTACTGCTTTTTCAGTTGTAGCAGAACCTATAGAATCTGCATTACTCTCATTTGTTGATTGTGGCTGTTCATCTCTGATTGCATCCTTTAAGGGTTTGTATTGAAACTCTTTTGCACAGTTATTACACTTGTACTTAAATTTCTCGACTATCTCAAACCCATTTTTGAACATCTCACGATTAACTGTTTCAATGGGTATTCTTAAAGAATCAATATTATCTGCTAATTCATAAATCATTATAAGTGGAAATGGAAAAATAGGTAACTTAGCTCCTGTATCGGTAGCCATATATGGCTGTGAAATACTAGGTCTAACAGTTGTTTCAGTCATAGACTTGGTTCTAAAGTTAAATATGCCCTTTAGCCTGTCTGCAAATCCCATATAATGTGTTTATTACCTTGCTATATAAACTTTGTCAAGTTTTGTAATAGTTCTGTCACTAACCGCCATGCTCTTTGCACGTTATGTTTCTTGCTTCTCTTGTGCAGTTACATGATTTATTGCCTGTTTCTACTACTCTTGCCTCTATATCTTCTGATGCTTCTGATCTTCCTAGTTTCATCATATATTTATATCATATGTATAATATATAGTTGTGGGTGGTGTGAGTTAGCATATCCTTTTACGGAAGGTCTGGAGTAACTAACCAGCCCACATTAATCTTTAAATGTATTTAGATACTCTAATATCTATGGAGGATTGGGATCTCATTAGCGAAGCAGCTAGGATGGTAATGGATGCCTTTAAGAGAAAGAAGCCAAGCCCTTCACCAACGCTTGACATAACAAACAAGCATGACTTTGAGGTATTTCTAGGATCATTGATGGGTGCAGTGGAAGCTATAGGTATTATAACTGAAAAAGAAGATAATAAAACACATAACTTAATAATAAACGCATTAGAAAGTCTGGCGTATAGATAATGGTCGAATTAGAATTAGAAGACTATAGTGAGTTGTTTGATTGGTTCACTTTGATTTTTGGCAAAAACCCAAAAAATATAACAGTACAGGCTAAAAAGACATTTTGGAAACTACAGTTCCTTTCAGAAGACAAGATAAACGAACA